ATCGCGAAGAAAATCAGGGACTCCACTTCAAAGGTGAAACCGTTCCCCATACTGGAGAACTTCTCCCACCGAGTGTATGTCCCGCGCAGATTACCGAAGTGAGACCGGCACGCATTCATTACCTTGAGCCACTGAGGCGGAAACAATTCCTCAATAACCCAGTAAGCAATGCTATCGGAAGCAGATGAGAAGTCAATAGTCGCAACTTTCCCGGTTTTTGAACCGAGTAGCGCTAACTCCTGATTCTTACTCTGAAACCTTAAGTCGATCCCAAAGCGAAAGAGACACTTCCGCATATACGAGCCAATGCCAAGTTGGAACCAGAGATTGAACCCTGGCTCCACAGCTATGACTCTGTTAGCAGTTGCGTCCTTAGCAACGGTGATAACCTTATTCCCAGGCTCAAATTGGAATTCCTTCCAATTCGGTTTAAAGGTGGACATCCAGAGGGGAAACAAACCCTCGAAAGATCCACCCGGGATAAGATCATACAACTGTCGTGTTATCCCAGTTTCGAACTGGAACTTATTGGTCGAACTGGCATATCTCTTCGGAATTACCGTCGAGCTGCCAGGGCCCCAATTAGACCCAAGCGCGATTCCCAGATAATCAGCGTCTCCAAGAATGCTAGAAATTTTCCGAGCGACTTCATTATGGAGCCACACGATACGACCCGTGAATAACGGATCGTATTCTAGCCGTCTGAAGAAGACGTTGGTAATCCTACAGGAGTGTTCAAATTTCGCGAACTTCTCCAGCGCGCGAGCTTCCAAATCCAGGCCTGTTTCAAGAAATTCGGCCTTAGATAGGAAGATCGTGGCAGCGTAGGCATCCCTCAGGCTCTCTAGCGTATTAAACCAGAGAGGGTCGAACTTAAGCTCCGCAAGCTGTAAATGCTCACCGTAACGGTAAAGCATCGCAACTGTAAGAGCTCGAGGACAACTTAGGGATTCCAGGTAAAGCGCAATGGCCTCGTCTGTGACGACCGAGGGTACACGATAACTCTTGAGCCTTTTAAGATAGGCTCGATCATGCTTTTCATTAGACATGATAGGTGTATAGTTCCCTAAGACCCGTTAGTAAGGCGGGTCGAAGTTGGCTATCATACCAGGGATCGGACTCGACGTTGAATCTGTCGGGACCGCGTCACTGGCAGTGATAGTCGCCATCAAAGTCGAGATGAAGAGGCTTAGAAAGATTGCTCTTTCGGCCGCCGTACCTCGATCAGACAGCAGGAACTCGCAAATCGCCTGGTCCTGATAGGCCACCGGTGCAACGGGCACAATACCCGATGCAGTCGATGCCGTCACAGTTTCCAGGTGAGGCACACCCAACTTCATTGTCAATCTGTACACTGAGCTCGCCTTCGTAGGCGGACGCAGCGAGACGGTGAACCAAGGGAAACCCTTGGCAATACCACCGCTACGATCGACATACCGTGAAACCCCCGGGGCAACAAACCCTTCGGGGCTACGTTTTGTCCACACCGATCGTCGCACTCGTCGTGAGATGAGTGGTGGATAGAAGCGTGGAAAGCAACATGGGCACTCTTTGGGCCATGTAAGTACTCCTTATTTCAAACAAGTGAGTAGGGTCCAATCTCTCAACTACTTAAAGGCAGCCCGAAGCAAAGCGAGCCCGTTGAGGACATGAGTCACTGACAGTGGGTTCTTGAACGTGGGCATTGTGGCCGCGGGGAAGCTGAAAAGCTTCTCACGGCTAATAACAATGTATTCACGCCAATACCTCGCTTGTTTGGTGAACATCGTGTACTCGGGGTTTTGCTGCACCGGAAACCTGCCGTGATAGTTGTGGTACCCTGAAGTGTACTGCACCGTTGCGTTGGTCACCCATCCGTCAAGGAAAGCCAGCCCGTCGAACGCACTAAGCGTTTCGAGGTATGGGCCTATCGGGAGGAACCAATCCACAACAAAGCTGTACGGAAGCACTTCCCACGCAAGATTAATGGGATTTGTGAAACCAGTTTGAGCCGCGAATGCTTTCAGCTTCGAGTCGATAGTGTAACGAAAGCCCATTCTACATGAACTGTAGGTTGCAACACGCAACTCTCCAGTCTTCACATACCATGAGCTTGTTGTTCCAACTTCGCTCGTCGTCTTAGAGCACAGCCGCGAACTGGATTTTACGGACCTTACAACCTCAGGCTCCTGAATGCAATAGTTCGCAAAGGACCTAAGGGCACCGTGGATATCGGCAAGGAGAGGTTTCCACCCGTACTGAAGCGCAAGCCAATTTTCGGCCACGCTCTTTAGGGGTGACACTACTCTACCAAGATCTACGTCAACACTTTTTCTCATGTCGACCCGAAAGTCAATGGGCATAACTGATCCACCGGATTTGTTCCGGAGTCTCTCTCCACTGACACGGTAACCTAGACCTCGACTCTTTGTAGTGGGAGTTGACAAACACTCCCAGGCGTCTCGATAGTTCTTACGTTTAACGTTGTGGATAGCAGCGGCTATGCGGTGGACTGAATCGCCCACCATATTGACCATCTGCCCCATTTGCGCTACGTCTTGAGCTATGTTGCCGTCTAAGCCAATTTCGGCTCTCGTTATACATTTTGCCAAGGCTTTGTTGTAAACAGCAGCATCATGCTGCGGGGCCCCAGGAAGAGTAAACCATAGACTCGAAGGCTGGTAATGCTTCGAGCTAGCCATGGGCCCCCAAGGTGCGACTGCCGCATTGTAGCGGATATCGCAACCAGGGGGATCTTCAGTCATGATTCTCGTTAGACTATACGGGTTAACCGGTAGTCTACCTCGTTTCTTCGACCGATATCCGGGTGTCACTGTAGATGTATAGGTTCGATACCACCGCACAGTCGGGGCAGGAAAACTTTGCCACGGCGTGTAGTAGTCCTCGAAACCTACAAAACCATCCCAGTTGATCAACTCCGGATTCGGCCGCTTGGGCCGAGGAAACGGCTTCCTGACTATATACTCTCGCCTACGCACCACAAAATCTTTATGTGATGCGATTCGCAATTCCTGCAAGTGCAACAGGATATCGCGGTGCCGAAGTACCCTCAAAGGGCCTATTTTTACTGGTTTAAGGCTAAGATCGTCGGGTATCATCCTGACCGGGATGTAAGGAATTCTCC